ATTACTGATAGTACTTCAACAACTAGAGAAGTTGGTTTAGGACAAACTTTAGTATTTTTAAGTGATAGTAATACAACAATCACAACTGGTGCTGCTGATTCTGACGGTAACGATAGTGTTACAGTAGGATTAGCGTCAAGTATTAGTGGTTTAACAAGCGTATCAGCAACAACAATAACTGATGGTACTGCTTCATTAAGTAGTGGTTCTTTAACAAGTGCTGTTAATGTAACAGGTTCAGGAACTGCAAATTTCACAACAGACGTACAAGTAAATAGTGTTTCTGTTGCAACTAAACCTTTTGCAATTGCTCAAGCGATTGCGTTAGGATAGGTTATAAATATAACAAAGAATTAAACGGAGATAACAAAAATGGCTAACGATTTTAAAAGATTTGCACAGGCAAGTGTTAATACATCTACTGGCGCTTCTGCTACTGCTGTATATACAACACCTGCTGGTGCAGCATCATCTGCATTGGAATCAATTGTAATTGGTTTGATGCTAAGCAATAAAACTGGTTCTGATACAACTGTAAATGTATTTTTAGATAACTATGATGGATCTAATGATGTTTATTTACTAAGATCAGTAAATTTACCAGCAAATACAACACTTGAAGTACTACAAGGTAACAAAATTGTGTTACAAAACAATGGTACAACTGGTGATGTAATTAGAGTAAGTGCTGCTAACGCAACAACTGTGGATGCAACTATATCAGTATTAGAAGACGTATAATAAACAATAAAAAAGGAACTTAAAATGAGATACATAACAAGTAATCCAGATAAGGTTATTGTACGTACTGGTACTGGTAACGCTTCAACTACTGACTTTACAGTTTCAAGTGGTTTGAATGTTAATCAAGTATTCGTAACTGAAAACGGAGTTTTACAAAAACCAACTTCGGATTATACAATATCTGGTTCAACCCTAACTTTTACAACTGCACCAGCAAGTGGTGTTCAGATTGTAATTAGAGAGTTAAGATAAAATGGTAAAAACTATTGCACAAACATATCCTGCTGATAAAAAAGCAGCGGAAACACCTACACAAGGAGCAAGGATAACTTCAGTAGATGGTACAGTTATCTCCACCATCGAGCAAGTATATGACAAGTCTTTGACACCTATGGAACAAAAAGCAGGTGGATATTCTGGACAAATAAAAAAAGTCGGTACTGATATATAATAAACAATAGTTTGAATTGTTGAAAGAATATTATGGCAAAAAAATATAAAACAGGATTCGTTCCTTCAGTAGAAGACTTTCCTTATCTTCATAACTACAATGCTGTTATGGGACCTCAAGGATTAGGTATTGGTAATGAACCTGGTAAAATAGGTGGTCATTCTATCTTTGATGAAACAACTCAATTTGATGAAAATGGTGTTCCTTACAAACCTGAAACTGAAGATCAAAGATTAGAACGTTTTGAAAAATATATCAAACGAAAAGAATTACTTGAAAAAAATTTAAGAAATCAAAAGTATGGTCTTGGTGAAAAAATCAAACACTTTATTCAAAATAAACGACCAAGATTTAATTGGGCAAAATTAATTCCAGGTTTAACTATGTATTATGATCCACTTATTAATTTTAAAGGTGGTAATACTTGGAGAATAAACAAAAAAGTTAAAAAATCTCAAAGACTTGGTAATTTTTTAAACAAAGTAGAACGTTTTGATAAAAAAGCGGTTGATCAATTTAATTCTTTAAACAAAGAACGACTAAAACAATCAAAAGAAAAAATAAAATTTAATCAGGAATGGAAAAAGAATCCTGAAAAAGTTATTGAAGAGATGGTTCATATAGGTGTTGATAAAAATTCTTCACGTTATCAAAACGCTTTAAAACAAATAGAGAAAATTAAGAAAAACATTTGGGAAAAAAAGAGTACATAAATAATTTTTAAATAAACAAAGTGAGTAATTATGAAAATATTTGGCAAGAATATTGAGTTTAGTGCCGATAAAGATGTTTTAGAGATACTTGGTGATATAAAACCTTACCCAGCAAAACAAAAAATTCCAGAATATTACAAAAAAACAAGCAGAAATGTTGTTGATCCAACTGACCCTATACCGTATGGTAGTAGATTTGACGCTGATGGTAGATTAAAACCAAAAGCATCTACACATTTAGGTTTCAAAGCGTGCGTTCCTTTTATGGATGCTTTAATTTCAGGTTACATTTTACCTTTGTGGTCTGATATTGTTTATGAATATAGAGATAATGACTTTTATCTTTCACATAACAGTATGTTAGCACACCCAAAAGGTATAGATATGTCTAAATTGGCAATTTTAGGTGAGCACGGACCAGAACAAGTACGTGGAATACCTGGAGTGGGACCAATGGAAAAAGCATTTAAGTATATTAATCCTTGGAAAATAAAAACACCATCGGGATATTCTTGTTTATTCATTAAACCAATGAATCATTTTGATAAAAGATACGAATTAGTAGCAGGAATTGTTGATACAGATAGTTATACAGACAATATTCATTTTCCTTTTATATTAAATAAAGAAATATTAGGAGAAAAACATCTTTTTGAAAGAGGAACACCATTTGTTCAAATAATTCCTTTCAAAAGAGAGAGTTGGAAGAGTGAAATAAGGGATATAGGTGAAGAAGGACTAAAAGAGGAGAGAAAAACAAGAGGTATTTTGACTGGAATGATACAAAATGCTTATCGAAACATATTTTGGAGTAAAAAACGTTATGAATAATGAAATTTCTTTTACAGAAAACAAAGAAGTAGAAAAAAAGAGCAAAGAATTTGCTTTAGAGATTAATCAATCAACAAAGGTTGGTGTTTTTAATGAAAATTTTGCTAGTGTAGTGTGTGCTAACATATTTACACCTGAACAATGCAATGGAATTATTAAATCAATTAATGAAAAAGAGTGGGAAAACGGAAATGTTCTAAACACAGAAAATTCTAACCTTAGAATCGCTCAACAACAAAGTCTTCCTATGAATGTTGAGGGTTGGCCACATAATGTTTTTGATAAAATATCAAAACAGGTCAATGAAGAGAAATATAAATTTAATATTTTAGGATTTTTCAATAATGATTTACCTATGTTGGTAAAATATTCAGAAGGTGGTCACTATGACTGGCATATTGACTGTGGAAGAAGTTCATCAAACCGTAAAATCTCTTTTACAGTTCAATTAACGGATGAAAAAGACTATGAAGGTGGTGATTTAGAGTTTATAGGTCAAACTACCAAACCAGAGGTGATGAGAAAGCAAGGAACTATTACTTTATTTCCATCTTTTCTTGGTCATAGAATAACTAAAGTCACAAAAGGTGAAAGATACTCAATTGTTGGTTGGATTCACGGAGACGCCTTTAAATAGGATAAATAATAATACAAAATTAGGAGAAATTATGGCGAATGATGAGAAAACATATAATATAGATGGTAAAGAATATAAAGATAGCGAATTACCTATTAAATTAAGAAATTATATTATTGCTAGACAAGAATTACAAACAACTAAAGTCAGGCACGAAGTTGAATTAGAAAAAATTGATGTACTAACAAACTATTATAACGATAGAATAAAAACAGGATTAGACGAAGTAAATTCAAATGGCAGCAGTAGCTAATTTAAGAATAGACCAAGGAACAACTTTTACTACAGACGTAACTGTTAAAGATAACGCTGGAGATGCTTTTGATTTAACAGGTTATACTGCGTCTGCTAAAATGGCAAAAGGATACGCTTCTACAAAAACTAGAGTTACTATGACGGCAACAGTAACATCAGCATCCACAGGTGTAATAACATTATCAATGACTGCTGATGAAACAAACGCTTTAGACGCACCTGCTCGTTATGTCTATGATATTGAAATATTAAGAACATCTGATAGTACAGTTACAAGGGTAATCGAAGGAATTATTACAGTATCACCGTCTGTTACAACATAGATTCATTATAAATATAACTAAAAAAGGATGATTTATGGTAACGGCAACAGTTGGTTCCTCTGGAACTACTACAGCAAAAATTAATAGTAACACATCTTCAGGTCCTCAAAAAGTATCTGTAACTACACCCTCACTATCTTCATCCTCAACATTAACAGGTTTAACGGACGTAAATGCAACAGCATTAAATGACGGTGCTTTATTACAATATGATGCTTCCTCGTCAAAATTTGTTACAAGAACAACAATAGAGACCACTACAGGAACTTTAAGGTTCAACGGTGGTACGTTTTAGGAGAATTTTAAATGGCAACAGTAATTCAGATTAAACGTAGTGCAAATACATCCGCTCCATCGGAATTGGGACAAGGGGAACTAGCATATACGTACGGTACAGGTACCCAAGGTAATAATGGTGATAGACTATTTGTTGGTACTGGTACAGAAACAGCTGGCGTAGCAGCAAATATAGATGTTATCGGCGGTAAATATTTTACAAGTTTAATAGATCACGTTCCAGGAACATTAACAGCAAGTTCAGGATTATTAGTAGATAGTAACAAAGCGATTGACGAAATCTTTGTTGGTAATTCAACTACGATTGGTGGTACTATCAAATTTAATGAAGGAACAAATAACGGATCAAATTTCATTGGACTTAAATCTCCAAATGCCGTAACAACAACTACCACTTTCACGTTGCCAGATGGTGATGGTTCTAACGGCCAGTTCTTAAAAACTGATGGTTCAGGAAATTTAAGTTTTGGTACTGTAGTATCTACTTTATCATTAGCCGCTGATACTGGTTCTAGTGATTCAGTTTCAACAGGTGAAACAATTACTTTTACAGGTGGTGAAGGTATTGATACATCTGTTACAGATAATACTATCACAATCGCTGCTGAAGATGCTACTGACACTAATAAAGGTATCGCTTCATTTGACGCAACTGACTTTACAGTTTCATCTGGTGACGTAACTTTAAATGCTGAAAGAGTACAAGATATTGCTGGTGCAATGTTCGGTTCAAATACTGAAACATTAATTACAGCAACTTACCAAGACGCTGACGGTACAATAGATTTAGTTGTAGATAATGATTTATCAAACTATGATAACTCATCATCTGGTTTCATAACTGCTTCAACTACAGATACATTAACTAACAAAACTATTAACGCTTCACAATTAGTAGATGGTTCAGTATCAAGTGCAAAGATAGCTGGTGATGCAATTGATGGAACAAAGATTGCTGATGACGCTATTGACTCAGAACATATTACAGACGGTTCAGTAGATAATGTCCATTTATCAAATTCATCTATCACAATTGGTTCTGATAGTGTATCATTAGGTGCAACTCAAACTGATTTAAATGGTATCACTTCTTTAGATGTAGATAACATTACAATTGATGGTAATACAGTTTCAACTACAAACTCAAATGGTGATTTAGTATTAGACCCTAACGGTACAGGTGATGTTGATGTTAATAACAGTAAAATTATTAATGTTTCAACTCCAACTGCTGACAATGACGCTGCCAACAAGGCATACGTTGATGGTGTTGTAAATGGATTAGATGTAAAAGATTCAGTAAGATACGCTTCAACAGCGAATGTTGCTGGAACATATGACAATGGTGCTGGTACAATCACTGCTGGTTCAAATGGTGCTTTTTCAATTGATGGTCAAACTCCATCACAAAACGATAGAATATTATTAAAAGATCAAACTGATCCTGTTGAAAACGGTATCTATGTTGTTACAACTGTAGGTGATGGATCAAGTGCTTATGTTTTAACAAGAGGTCCAGACGCTGATACTGCTGCTGAAATAACTGGTGGTACATTCTTCTTTGTTGAAGAAGGTTCAGCAAACGCCGATAACGGTTATGTTGCAACTCATAATGGAACACCAACACTAGGTACAACTGATATTACTTTTTCTCAATTCTCTGGTGCAGGTCAAATCTCTGCTGGTGATGCATTAACAAAAACTGGTAATACTTTAAATGTTGCTGTAGATGATAGTACAATCGAAATATCAAGTGACGCTTTACAAGTTAAAGCAAGTGGAATTACTTCTACTGAATTAGCAAGTAATGCTGTAACAACTGCCAAAATTACAGATGGTAATGTTACAAACGCTAAATTAGCAAATTCAGGTATCACAATAACAGGTAGTGACTCTTCTTCGGATGCTGTTGCTCTTGGTGAAACATTGACTATTGCAAACGGCGAAGGTATTGTAACAGCGATTAGTTCAAATACATTGACAATCACTGGAGAAGACGCTTCAACATCTAACAAAGGTATTGCTTCATTTGCTTCTGCTAACTTTACAGTATCAAGTGGTGCTGTTTCGATTACAGAAATAGATGGCGGTACTTTTTAATTAATTAATTAAATTTAAAAAATGACAAGTATTGTAAAACTAAAACGAACAACAACAGCAAGTAATATACCAACTACTAGTGATCTTGTTGATGGTGAAGTAGCAGTTAATATAGCAGATAAGAAAATATATGTTCGTAATGGTGCAAGTATAGTAGAGGTTGCTAATAATGCTTCAGCAGGTTCTACAGACTTAACAAGTGTTGGAACAAATATTATTGG